CGAAGATAACCACACCCAGGGCAGGTACATCACACAGATGCTTTTTCCCCGGATGCTGGGAATTATACACCCGCCGGTCCCCATCACGGCGGGTGGCCTCTCCACCTCTACCTTACCCATCTCCCGCATGCACACCCAAGCAAGAAACGCGCCATAGCCTTTTAATGGTGGGGGGGTGGTCAATCCCCCGGCTTTAAAGAGTGCCCACCGTAGATCACTCCCCTGACGCCACGCCAAGCGTAATACGCGTCAGAACGACTCACTTTGGTTAGGCCCAAGTTCCACTAGCATTTGAAGCACCACCAGGAGTCCAGCACTCCCCCGACGCCACGCCAAGCGTTATACGCGCCGGCAGCTCCATGGCCCCAGAACGCACCCGAAGGCTTCCATTCCGGGCCTGCTAAGCTTCACACCTGCCCCGAGATTTTCGCAGAGTGGCGGGAGGCTTGGCCTTTCGCCCCACCACCCTGGCCGCGCCTCCCAGCTACGGAATCTACAATGACAGTCAGACCGCCTCCGCTGCTTCCAGCAAAGGTTTGGAGAGCCAATGGCAAATGCCCGCGGGACTAATTAAAGTCCCCGGCAGAACTAGAGCACATCAGTGCACACACGCACCTCAGGATCCAGCCAAACATGTGTTTTGCCGTCAACAAGTACATCATCCACAAACTCGCGACGGCCAGATAAATACAAGGAGACCCTTTGAGATACACTCTCCTCATAGCGCTCCTGGTCCCCAACAGAAACGCCGAAAGCCTGTTCATAGCTCAGCCTTGTCTCCATGTCAGCCCCCAAATATGGTTCAGAGGGCTTCCTCCATGAAGACGGGTCCATAAATCGACCAAACTTGAACAGATCGGACTGCACGTACAGTGGCTTCAACCCACTCAGTCGCGTGCAAACCTCATACGCCAATCGTCCAGCACAAGGTACTCCGTAGGAAGCATGAAGTTCTGCTAGCGCCACACCCAAAAGGTAGCGGCGGTGGGCTTCCACACCCACATGGACATGCGTAACACCAAAGGTTGCCAAGGCTCGCTTGCCTCTGACAAACCTCCATACACCATTAACGCACACCATTCTATGGCGGCAGAACTCAATGTTCTCTAACGGATCACCCCGTCGCCAGGTCCCTTCAACCTTCCAGGTAAAGCCCAACTTCCTTCCCCAGGATCGCCATGTGTCTGGTTCCACCTCCACATCCGTGAAAACCAGAATATCATCACCATCACATAGCAAATCCCACTTCCTTAGGCCCAGCTCCTTAACAACAGTCCACACCAGCATAAATGCCAGCATGCTGTTACCGATGCCGGTGTCCATGTCACCGCTCATCCGGTTCCCCTTAATCCAGTACCGGAGGCCGTGCTTGGACTTGCCCTCGTTAAACAAGGTAAGTCGGAGCAATTCCTGAAACTCAGGGTCCTTACCAATCAGCGCTTGGTAAATCCGATGTATCCCAACCAGGTGCCAATCCCTAACGCTGGCATCGAAAGAAGAAGCATCCAAACTATAACAACACCTAAAGTTCTTTAGCTTCTCCCTCACCAGGGCCGCTCTAGCACCCCAGTCCAGCCCCTTGGCAAACACCCGGGTCCGCTTTATCCCCCTACGCACTCCCAGCCACCCACTCAAATAATGCTCAATCGGTT